CCATCAATAAGCACCGTCTGGTCAATATGTGAAAGATGTGCGTTCTTAGCTTCAAATAGATTTTGTTCTTTAATAAATTTCTTAAAAGGTATCATACAAACTCCTCCATTTCGTCTGGGACAACTAATCCTTTAGCTTTACTGATGATACCAAGGAATGATTTAATAACTTGACTCTTCTGTGACTTATACAAATATTTTGGATTGTCTAGTACTTTGAAAAGACTCTCAAAGGATTCAGTATGACTTATATTGAATGTAGGCCCCAGAATTGCTTTAACAATACCTTCTGGTTGATTTTCAAGAATTTTAGTTTCTATTGTTTGTTTTCTTCCATTTGCAAATATCTTACCAGTTTTACCAACTCTTGTCTGTAGTCCACGCATCAACCCACGTTTCATATCAATAAAATTTCTTTTGAATAAAACAGGGACTTCCTCACCATTTGCATCAAATCCTTTTTCAAGTGTCTCAAAATCCATTGCAGAAGCCATAGATGTTAATAGAATATTTCTATAAATACCTTTCCACTTTGACTGCTCTTCGTCTGGACTCCAGAAATTAAACTTTGCAAGATTTAGGTTATCAACAATCATCAAGTCAAGTTGAACCTTTTTATTTTTTTGTTTACCATCAACATTTGAAATTGGCCATTCAAGTGAGATTACACCCGTTCCCTTATTGGAAACTGTGGTCTTAGAAATCTTCTTTACCTTGTCTGCAATGAAATCAAATAGTTCATCAGCAACTTTAATACCATTTGCTCGTAAAACTTTATTTGCATCAATCGCCATATCAATGTCACCAGATGAACCGCCTGGTTTCTTCTTACCAGTTGAACCAAGTAGACCTGTATCTTTATCTGTAATCTTTAGAACCTTAATAATACCAGTTGAAATAGATTTCAAAGTATCAGCAACATTCTCCTGATTAATACGGTCAACACCTTTGACAGCATTACCGCCTTCTTTTATAAATCGTTTAAATGTTTTCAATTATTGATGCCTTTAAGAATTGTAAAATCGGAAGATTCCATTGCAACTTTTATTTTATCTGACTAGTACCCTGTTCTATTATTAGCTTCAAAATGAGCTACTGTATTATTATTTTAGGGACTTTATTTAAAAGAGACTGTGTTACAATGAAATACTTTCCATTTTTTATTTTATACTACTATTATACCATACATTTATCTATATGTCAAGAGAAATCATTAAGTTGTTGTTTCTAAAGGGTTTAAGACTTATGTTATTTCAACACCCGGAGTAGTGATAAACAAAGATTTTCCTTGCCATCCACCTGCAGCTCTCGTTCTACAAGTTATTGGAATATTTATATTTTTATCTTCATACCTGAATTTAAGTTTAAATTGTTGAGATTTACCATCATACTCGAACTTTATAGCTTTTAATTTAGAACTATCTTTATTCAATAAAAGATTTCTTAAATCTTCATTAGTACTAACATCTTTTAAAATAGAACCATTTGTGCTTCCTATTAATAACTTATAAGGACAAGGAGTTGTATTAGGATCATCAAACGTATAAAAAGCAATAGTATTTAAAAAATATACTAGGTTATTAGATTTCTTTAAAGAACTACCTAAATTTTTAATAAGTTCATTTCTATAAATATGATAAAAATCTTCACCATAAAAATTTAATTTATCCTTTATAAAAGTTTTTGCTATATCAGCAAATCCTCTTTTAGAAGAAGATTCAGATGGTTTTTCTTTTGTAATATCAAATCTATTTAATGCAGCTACTGATTTTTTTAATTTTTTCGGGACAGTTCCTTCAGCAGTTTTCCATGCGTCATCCATCCAAGAAATACTATTTTTGATAAATTTATTATTTCCCAACTTACTAAAAAATGCCCAAATATTTGTATTAAATTTTGGTGTGACATCTTTTCCAGAGGCAATCTTGTTTGAATAACCAATGTAACTACCATCTTTTAATTGTACTATTACATCTGAAGGATTTCCTTTACTAATACCATCCGGCTTTCCTCTGGGAGTCCAATATAATTTACTCCAACTTTTTCCTAAATCTTTTTTTACTTCTTTAGCATTATTAAGACCTATTTCTATATCTCTTTCTGCTGTATCATCTGCATCCAACAACTCTTTTAAATGTTCATAAGTTACTTCGTCACCCTCACCTCTATAAACACCCGTTCCACCAGTTAAACCACCGACTTCTTTCATCCATTCAAAAGCAGTTGATTTGGTAGGATTTTTTAAAAAGTACAAAGACAAAAACTCATTTACATCAGAAGAAGCTGTGGAATTTTTTCTTGATTGTTGACCGTAATGTGATTTTACTGTAGACTTAGTAGTTTTAATAAAGTATTTCGTTGAAACCTTTTTATCACTAACCAAAAGAACTATTTGAAAAATATATTTTCCACCAAAATCAATAGCAAGTTTTCCCTTTCCAGAATCAACATTCTGAAACATTATCTCATCATATTCATCAACACCATCAATATGTGTATTATCAAGAAATTCTTCCGTTGATTTTATCACATTATCATCTAAAGTATAATAAGGATTAAATTCATTTTTTTGTTTATAATCAGGAGAAATAGTCAATTCACTCAATAATTCTTCTGCTATAAATTTCTTAAAAGTTTTCATAGTTTCTCTATAGGTTAGCTATTTTACAAAGTGGGCATTCGTCCACATTCAATGATCTGAATGGGCATATTTTATAATGGTCTATATTGGTGGCCATCTTGATACGCAAGATAGAATTTTCTCCTACATCTTTATTTTGTTTGATTGCCTTTTCTGCTACATCAGCAAACATTTGTTTAATATTTTTGTTTTCCATATCACCTTCCATACACTATATTTATAATACTTTTTCGGTAAACTGTCAATTATAATTCTGTTTTATCAGAAATTCTGGTAGTTTCCACTCTACTTTATCTTTATCTACACTATAATGACCCAACGAACCACAGAAATTACAATATTCTACTCCAACGTCATAATCCAGTGTTGTTGTATTGGCACGATGTTCACATAACTTTTTCATTATTACAGGTTCTTTTTCCTTATCACGGTTAAACCAGCCTTCTGAAATAGTTAGGTCTTGCATAGATTCTCCCTTTTGAAGTATATCATTATTTATAAGATTTAAATTTTCCAGTCTTCATACTGCTTCTCTGGTCTTTTTGATGGCTTCACCTTAAAAGTGTAAGGATTAGACTCTGTATTGGCATCGGTCTTCTTATCATAAAATTTATTACTACCATCATTTGCTAGTGCTGGTTGGGCATCCTCTTCAATATCAATCAATTTCATCTTCTTCTTAATAACATTCACCAAGAACTTAGCATTTATAGAAATATCACTATATCTATTTTTTAACTGTTTGAATAGAATTTGTTGATTACTCCCAGAACCATCATCCTTTGCTATAATTGCCATCATCAAATCTGCTGTAGCTGGTAATCCAAAACTCTCAGATGTATTTGATAAGTCTGGGTCTGAACTGGAATACCCTTCACGGTTCAATTGTGAACTTGTGATAATAGGAACATTACACTCTACTGCCAAACCACGAACTTCCTCAGCAATGGATTTGATATAGATATAAGAATTCATATTAGCAGCCCACTTCACTCTACTGGATGAACAGATATTCAGATAATCCAGAATGATAACTTTAGGAACAAATCCTTTTTTGATTTCTAACTCTCTTAACAAAGCACGAAAGTTTCCAACGTGAGCTCCTGCTGTTGGATACTCTTTGATAATCAACTTACCAATATTTAACTTATCAAGTTTTTTCTGGAAAGTATCTTTCGGTAGCATATGAAGCTCGTTGATATCAATGTCAAGTAAGTTTGCATCAACCCTCTCAGCAATTCTTTCTTCTGACATTTCCATAGTAATATATAAAACATTCATACCCTGTTTGATATACTGACTAGCCAAGTGAGTTTTTACAAGCGTCTTACCGACACCCGTTCCACCTAGTAATACTGTAAGAGTTTTTGGTGAGATACCACCATTTGTAATCTTGTCAAGCATCACCATGTCAAAAGGAATTTTGGATTCTTTCTTGTGATAGAATTCCCAACGGTCATCACCATTCTCTAAATAGTTATGACCAATACTTTTATCCAATGATATTGCTAATGCTTCTGTAAGAATTTCTGGTATAGCATCTTTAGAAAGAAGTTTGTCCTTTCCTTCAATGATGGATATACTCTGGACAATACCATTGTACACAGCTTGAGTCTTTGCCCATCTTTCAGTTTCTTCCGTCAACCATTGCTCATCATCAGTTTTTGCAGTTAAAGATTTGAGGAGTTCTTCACAAGATTTGAATGTTGATTCGTTCAAGTCTTCTCTGTTATTTAACTTAACAGCAAGAACTTCTTTTGCGGGAGGTGCGTTGTATTCAGTGATGTGATTTTGTATTTCAATAAACACTTGTTTCTCTGCGTTCTCTTTGAAATACTCTGGTTTCAAGAAAGTACCGACAATGCTTGAATAGTTATCATTATATATTAGATTTTCTAAAATCAGTGTTTCAGTTCGCATACTACCCTTTCATCAATACATCTATTATTATTTTCTTTTGTTTTGCTATGTCTACTTCTAGGAAAGGTTTATAGTTCTTTACCAATGCACTATGGTCACTCCATAATGGGTC